GCAAGTCATAATGATTTAAGTGCAAGCCATTATGATTTAAGCGCAAGCCATTATGATTTAAGCAGAAACCATCTTACTCTAAAGAACACTGTAAGCGATTTGAGTACTAGCCATTATGATTTAAGCGCAAACCACCTTACTCTAAAGAACACTGTAAGCGATTTGAGTACTAGCCATTATGATTTAAGCAGAAACCACCTTACTCTAAAGAACACTGTAAGCGATTTGAGTACTAGCCATTATGATTTAAGCGCAAACCATCTTACTCTAAAAAACAATGTAAGCGATTTAAGTGTAAACCAACTTAGTCTAAAAAACAATGTAAGCGATTTAAGTGTAAACCAACTTAGTCTAAAAAACAATGTAAACGATTTAAGTGTAAACCAACTTAGTCTAAAAAACAATGTAAGCGATTTAAGTGTAAACCAACTTAGTCTAAAAAACAATGTAAACGATTTAAGTGTAAACCAACTTAGTCTAAAAAACAATGTAAATGATTTAAGCACAAACCACCTTAATCTTAAAAACACTGTAAGCGATTTGAGTGTAAACCACCTTAATCTTAAAAACACAGTAAGTGATTTAAGCACAAATCATGTTAGTCTAAAAAACAATGTAAATGATTTAAGTGTAAACCAACTTACTCTAAAAAACACTGTAAACGATTTAAGCACAAATAATAATATTCGTTTTAATAATATAGATAGTTCATTGGGTCAAGTATACACAAAAACAGAATCAGATACTTTATATGTTAACAAATCTAACATCGATCTTTCAAATTTAAGTACTAATATAATTCCTTCGGTGGATAATACTTATAAATTAGGAGATGTAAGTAAAAATTGGCGCAATGCTTATATAAAAGATATAAGCGCTACAAATATTGATATAAGTAATAAATTAAATGTTATTGGTCCAACACAATTAGCCAATACATTAAATGTAGGTGGCAATGTAACATTTAATAGTTCTACTTTATATGTTCCTTCCGAATTTACAATTGACCCTTATGGGTACGGAGACAATACAGGAACATTATTTATTAATGGTAATTTAACAGTGCAAGGATTAACAACAACTATTAATTCAAGTGTAGTAGATATTAGTGATAAAATGATAGTTTTGGCTTCTAATGCTAAAAATTCAATTGAAGCAACTGGTGCTGGATTAGAAATATCAGGAGCAAATGTAAGATTTATATATGATTACCCAAGCAGTGCTTTTAGGTCATCTATAGGAATTAGTGTTTCTGGAAATGTAGTTCCAGCAACTAATAGTGTTGTAAGTTTAGGTGAAAGTGGTAAAATATGGGACATTGCTTATATTCGCGAATTAAATGTAACCAGTTTTACTAACCCTATTAATGGTGCTAATATAGCTCAAGAAACTATTACAACTACTCAAATAGCAAACGGTTCTATTTTAACAGTAGATATATGTGATCATGCTATTACATATGAAAAAATAGCTGCTAATGCTGTGACTAATACCAGAATTGCTAATGGCGCAGTTACACACGCAAAGCTATCCAGTGATTGTATTCAATCACATAATATAGTAGATGGAACTATTATGGATGTGGACATATCAGCTAACGCAGGTATTTTGGGGTCTAAGCTGGCAAACAATTCAATTACATCTGATAAAATAGATCAGTCCAATAATTGGACGTTTTCACAATTAACAAGTAATACTGCATATATACGCGATATAAGTGTTACAAATATTAGTGTAAGCGGCAACATAATTCCTTTAGACGCTAGTAGGTCTGATTTGGGGTCTTTGTCAAAGCGATGGCGCAACATATACGCAAATGATATAAGCATTAATACTATTAACGGACAAGTGTATAGTGCCGGTGGTAGTGCTATTAACCTTACTTCAGTTAGTGGTAATATAATCCCTTCTATTAACAATCAGTTTAAATTAGGAGATGTAAGTAGAAATTGGAGCAATGCTTATATACGTGATATAAGCGCAACTAATACTACAACAAATTCACTTAACATTGATGGAATTATAAATCTTGTTAAGCATAATGAAACAATAAGTAAATATATTCAAATAGGTCAAGATTTAGATGGTGAAATACAACCATATCAAAATTTATTAGGCTGGTCTGTATCAATAAATAGTGCTGGAAATATTGTTGCAATTGGTGCTAAAAATAATATGGGAAATTCGGTATGGCCATTTGGAGCCGGGCATGTTGTAATTTATAAATACAATGATATTAGTTGGATAAAAATAGGTGAACTTGATGGTACTGAAGTAGGCGAACAGAGCGGGTTTTCAGTATCTCTAAATGATGAAGGAAATATAGTTGCTATTGGTTCTCCATATAAAAATGGTGGAGATGTTGATAGAGGTTCAGTTAAAATTTATAAATATAACAATGTTATTTGGCAACCAATAGGGGATATTATAGGCGAAGCACAAGATGACAAATCTGGTTATAGTGTTTCGTTAAATGGCTTAGGAAATATTGTTGCTATTTTTGCACCACAAGCTGATGGAATATACGGCGTTGATATGGGACATGTTAGAATTTATAAATATAATGATGTTAGTTGGGTAAAATTAGGAGATGATATAGATGGAACTACATTTATTCATCCTGATAATGTAACTTATAATATTACTCCTAACTTATCATTAAATAATTTGGGAAATATAGTTGCAATAGGTGATCCATTTAATAGCACAATTAGTGACAATAGAGGTCAAGTTAGAGTTTACAAATATAATGATATTAGTTGGATACAACTATCAGGTAACATTTTAAATGGAGAAGCAACGACCAACTATTTTGGATGGAGTGTTTCACTAAATTCAAGCGGAAATATATTAGCCGTCGGTGCCATAAACAATAGTGGAATAACTGGCAACAGTTCTGGTCACGTTAGAGTTTTCAAATATAATGATATTAGTTGGATACAAATAGGTCAAGATATTGACGGAGAAGCAGCAGATAATTTATCAGGTAATTCGGTTTCGCTGAACGATGAAGGAACTATTGTGGCTATTGGAGCAAGGGAAAATTTGAATGGAACAGGACATGTTAGAGTTTATAAATATAATGATGTTAGTTGGGTTCAATATGGAGTTGATATTGATGGTGAGGCACTAGGAGACAAGTTTGGACAAAGTGTTTCATTAAATAGCACAGGAAATATACTTGCTGTTGGTGGTCCTTATAATGATGGAGCAAACTCACAAGCTGGTCATGTAAGAGTTTATAAATTTTTTGATATTTTAGTTGAAAGTAAAGTAATATCTAGCAACATAGTTCCTTTTACAAATAATATTTATACACTTGGAACAAGTAGTTTACAATGGAAAAATGCTTATATTAACGATTTAAATATTAATAATAATTTACAAGTTATAGGTAATGTAAAAATAAATGGCAATTTAGATGCATCTAATGTATACACTAAATCACAAATAGACGGGTCGTTTGCTAATGTATACACTAAATCAATAATAGATAATTCATTTGCTAATGTATACACTAAATCACAAATAGATAATTCGTTTGCTAATGTATACACTAAATCAATAATAGATAATTCATTTGCTAATGTATACACTAAATCACAAATAGATAATTCGTTTGCTAATGTATATACTAAATCAATAATAGATAATTCGTTTGCTAATGTATATACTAAATCACAAATAGACGGGTCATTTGCTAATGTATATACTAAATCACAAATAGACGGGTCGTTTGTCACTAAAAGTGTTTTTGAGTTATCATTAAATAATTTAACTACACTGCGTAATTCATATCTTGATTTTAGTGTTGGTTCTATTGGAGTAAGTGGCAACATATTACCTTTATTCGACATAAGTTCTGATTTAGGTTCTTCATTAAAGCGGTGGCGAAATATATATGTTAATGACTTAAGCGTAAATACTATTAACGGACAAGCATATAACGCAGCACCCAATCTTACTTCAGTAAGCGGTGATATTATTCCTTTTTCAAATGTTAATTTTAAATTAGGCGATGTAAGCAGAAATTGGAGCAATGCCTATATACGCGATATAAGTGCGTCTAATATTAGTGTAAGCGGAAATTTTATATTAAATATAGGCGGAACAATGTCCGATATAACAGATACATTTAATAGCTTAGGTAATACTTTTGATGCTATAACAACAAGTATATCTAATATAGATTTTAAAGTTATAGATTTATCAAACAATAAAGCTAATAGTGCTAATCCTACATTTAGTGGAGTTATTAGCGTAAGTGGAAATATACTTCCATTAAATCCTTTAAGTGGTAATTTAGGAACTTCAAGTAATCCATGGGGTAATGCTAATATACGCGATTTAAGTATTGGGTCAATTGATGTAAATATTAATTTAAATCCATCTTTTACTAATAATGGAACTATCGGCTCTAGTACTAGAATATGGGGAAATGCTAATATAAAAGATATAAGCGCGTCTAATATTAGCATAAGCGGCAACATAGTGCCTTTATTAGACATAAGTTCTAATTTGGGGTCGGAAACAAGGCGATGGCGCAACATATATGTTAATGACTTAAGCGTTAACAGAATTAACGGTCAAGTGTATAGTGCTGGTGGAGGTGGTGGCGGAACTGCCATAGACCTTACTTCTGTTAGTACTAATATAATTCCTGCTTCAAACAACAACTTTAAATTAGGAGATGTAAGTAGAAATTGGAGCAACGCATATATACGTGATATAAGCGCGTCTAATATTAGTGTAAGCGGAAATATAATATTTAATGTAAGCGGTGCTTCTATGAGAATAGCAGCTGATGTAAGTAATTTTAGTATAACCACAACTCATAGGTTATATCAAAACATTAGTGGAGGCATTAACGACTTAAGTTGGAGTGCTGTAAATGGGTATTATGCTTTGACAGAAGATGCTTATCCGAGTTTAAATCCGTTATCGAGTGGAAACTTGGCAGTTATAACTTGGACTGGGAGATTACAAGGTGTACCAGCAGATTGTTTTTGGCGTGATGTTTGTTGGTCTCCTCAACTTAGGCTATTTGTTGCTGTAGGAGCAAAGAACCCAAATGCTTATGTAATATATTCTAGTAATGGAATAGATTGGAATTCTGTAAATGTAGATAATAATGATTGGTTCTGTGTTGAGTGGTCACCACAACTAGGAATATTTGTTGCTCTAGCAATGGGTGGATTAACAAATAATAGACTAATGACTTCTACTAATGGAACAAGTTGGACTATGCGAACATTACCTGTAAATAATAGATGGATGGATGTTTGTTGGTCACCGGAACTAGGAATATTTGTTGCTACTGCTGAAGGTCCTGGAACTATTAATAAAGTAATGACTTCTAGTAACGGAATTGATTGGAGTCTACAATCACCATCTGAAAATAATAGTTGGTATGGTGTTTGTTGGTCTCCACAACTAATGCTATTTGTTGCTGTAGCAGGTTCTGGAACAAATAGAGTAATGGTTTCTAATAATGGAATAAATTGGCAACCAATAGGATTATCACAAGGTGTACCACAGATTTTTTGGTTAAGTATTTGTTGGTCGCCACAACTCGGATTATTTGTTGCTGTTGCTGCTGGATGGGGTGGAGGAAACAATAATTATATAATGACTTCACTAAATGGAAGAACTTGGACTACAATATCTAACCCTCATAACTATGGTGGCACAGGTGGTATTTGCTGGTCTCCAGAATTAAGACTATTTGTTGCTGTTAGTTATAGTTTAGGTAGAATAGTGACTTCACCTGATGGAATAACTTGGACAACAAGACAATATACTGGAGGAGATATGGTTGGTGTTTGTTGGTCTCCAGAACTTGGAATATTTGTTGTTGCTAATGGTATTGGTAGTAATAGAGTAATGACTTCTTCTTTAAAAGGTCGTCCTCCAACAAGTTATAATGTGTTTGATAGTAGTTTTAATAGTATTGACGAAACTGGTAAATGGACTTTTGTTAATGTTGCCACAACAACTCTTACTGTAAATGGTTCAAATGTAACATCAGATGATCGAGTAAAACACAATGAAGCTATTATTACTAATGGCTTAACTATAATTGATCAATTAACTCCAAAGTTTTATCAAAAAACTTTGACAATGTTAGATGCCAGTTATAATGGTGATTTAAGTGGTATTACTTGGAATTATGAGGCAGGTTTAATTGCTCAAGAACTATTACATGTTAATGATATAAGTTATGTTGTTAGTGGAGGTGATTATTATCAAGAAAGCTATAAACTAATAAGACAAACAAATGAAACAAGCAATAATTTAATACCACAATCATATGACCCAAGCTCTAATTATTATGAAATAAGTCATAATTTAATAACACAAGCATATACTGTAAACTACAATTCTATTTTTGTATATGGACTTGCTGCTATAAAAGAATTACATACAAAAGTAAAAGCACAAGAAACAATTATAAGTAGTTTAATAGCAAGAATACAATCATTAGAAAATAGCTCTCAAATTTAGCTTAATACTACAATCCAATCCAATCCAATCCAATCCAATCCAATACAATCCAAATATTATTAATATATAAAAATACATAACATTATATTAATAATATAATCACCTTCTCTTAATTATTCGGCTTTTCCCCACTTTTGTCTTAGTAAATTTATATTTTATAGTTTTTTTAAAACCTTCTTTTGGAATATATCTAAAAAAATTCATATTATAAAGTCTGGATTTGCGCGAAAGTTCATTGCTTTTAACTTTATCGTATATTTTCACCTTTTCTTCGCGTATATCTTCCAATGTTTGTTGTTTGCCATAGCATGTTACACTAAATCGCTTTAACAACCCTCTTTGTTCCAGACGATTTTTGATTTGAACTTTAAATAAATATTCAGAAAGACACAATAGTCGGTTTTCATCATAATAAGGTCTATTTGCATATATAAAAATCAAGTAAAAGCTCAAAATGGTGTCAATAGAAGCAACTTTGATTTTGCGCCCCTGTAGACTAATAACATTATAACTATGACAAGCAACCGTTTTGTAAATAAACGCAATCGCATCATTATTAACAATTATTTCACAATGGTCGTCTACATATTCACCAATAGGCTTCTTTTTTCTAATAACAACATTTTTAAAGCCTTCATAATTAAGTTGTTCTTTTAATATTAACGCACTTGACATAGGGTTTTCGCTCAACATATCAAAATCTGGAATAGTATTGACTTGTGCGCGTTCTTTTTTGGGCATATATTGACTATAAAGTGACGCGGCATAACCACCAAAAAACACTAATCCTTGATTTATGAATGATGTTTTACAAACTTCATACAGTTTATTGCGCTCTAATACCGAACCATCATAATCTCTCTGAAATTTTATAGATTTACAAAGCTCTCCTTTTAAAGGATAATTTTTGTTTAATAATGTAATGCGTTTCAATATTTTCTCCCATCGCGATACATCGCCCATTGGTCTTGACAATTCAACATACATAGCCATGCGCAAATAGTTAGGAGGGCAATAATTTATAGCATTTATTTTAATAGCTTTTTTGAACAAGTTTGTAAACAATGTTTTCTCTAAATAAGTTATGTCAGCAATAGGAATAAAATTAACATACACTTTATAGGTTCCTGCGTGCACTGCTGATTTTGCTTCAACTTCCTCATAACCGGCTTTATAATATATATTTGTTAACTTTGTCGCATATTCCATTGCTAACGGCGTAAAAAAATCATAGTCAGGTATTTCAATATCTTTGTTATAAAATCGGTCTTGTTCTGGTAATATATTATTTACAGCTGTTCCGCCATAACATAAGGTATTATGTGTTCTTAAAAATTCTTCTAATATTTCTATAATTTTTTTTATAGTATCAGATTGTACTAATTTTTTCCCTACTTCATAAGTAGCACTATCAATAGCGCTTCGTAATATTTTTAATTCTTTTTCTTCAAAAGATTTCATTATATATTATATAATAACTTATATAATATAGTGTGTTATTATAATATTTTTTATTTTATAGAAAACAGAAAACAGAAAACAAAAAACAGAAAATGTAAAATGTAAAAAATTGGTTTTTGTATTATTATTGAGTCAAAACGCTTTGTATTGTACTTCTAATATCTTCTATTGGTCTATGACTTGTAAAAGGAACAATTGCAAAACTACTTGGAACATTGGCAATTAAATGTTCCGATTTTAAAATCCATGAATAGTTTCCTTTATTTGTAAATTGTTCAATATATTGTTGAAGATTCGCATCTTTGGTTTGATATTTCATAGCTATAGCATTACAACCATATCCATATGCTGAAGCAAACTCAGTATTATTTACAGAGTTATTTAAATTTGGTAATACTATTACAAAATTTTTCTTTGTTTCATCTATAAACTGCGTTGTTCTACCAGCTATTTCAGTATATCTATAAGTTTTACAATATTCACTTCTACCTTTTAAATTAATATAGGTTTTTAATTTTGCTAATACATTATTTGTTTCTAATATATTATTTGATGGATAAAAATCACATATAATAATAATTGTTTTGTATAAATCACTCATTTTAACAGTCAATATTGTTCCTGTTGTATAATTATATTGTTTCATTAAACGAAAAGTGTTATCACCTGAAGTAGCTAAATCCAAGTGTTGTTCAAATAAGTTTCCAATTGCTTCTAACATTGTTAAATTAGTGCTCATAATTCTAAAGTTTAAAATTAATGGGTCTCGGTTACAATTTGTATGCACAGCATCAAACGCTCTAGTGCTAATAGTATTTAAAACTTCACCTAAATCTAAAGAATTATATGTTTCTTTTATATAGTTGCTATTTGCAGTAGACGACGCCACGATTGGTTTATTATTATAGGAATAAATTTCAAAATCTAGAAATCTACATCCATTACTAATACATTTTTCTAAAGCACATAAATTAACAAAATTGTTTTTATATCCATCACCACAGCAACAATTATAAGCACTTTTAACATAATAATTTTTTAATATACTATTAGATATATCAAATCTGTTTACATTAGTTGAACTTGTGCTACTTGCTACTACAATGTTTGCACTAGTAAAATAAGATTTTCCAACATTAGCCTTATAATATTTATCTAATTTATTACAAGTTCGTTTTTCAAGTGCTAATCTATCATATATCCAACCAAATAATATTAACATTATTAGAGTTATAGTAGCTAGTGTTATATATAAATAATATGACGGTATAACACCTCCTTCTGGTATTTGTTGTTTAATTGTATGCCAAAGTTGCTTTGCTTTTCCGGTTATTGACTCTTCAAGATTCGGATTAGGATTAGGCATAGTTTTAAGTAATACTATATTTATATATTAAAACATTTAATTTTAACTAAAATAGTTTAATAATAGTTTAATAATAGTTTAATAATAGTTTAATAATAGTATAAGAATTTAGTAATAATGTAATAATGTAATAATATAATAATATAATAATTTAATAAAAGTATAAAATTATTATAGTATATTAATTATTATACTATGGCAGGAGGATTATTAAACTTAATAGCACTAGGCGACCAAAATGTTATTTTGACTGGCAATCCTACAAAAAGTTTCTTCAAATCTACATATTCAAAATATACTAATTTTGGATTGCAAAAATTTAGAATAGACCAAATAGGACAAAAAGAGCTAGATGTTACAAAACCAACAACATTTAGCTTTAAAATAGAGCGTTATGGTGATTTGTTAATGGATACTTATTTGGTAGTAAAATTACCAACAATATGGAGTCCAATATTAAATTATAAAAAATATCAAGATATTAGCGCTGTTTATAGACCATATGAATTTAAATGGATAAAACATATTGGGTGTCAATTAATTAAAGAAGTTAAAATAATGATTGATGGAATAATTATTCAAAAATTTAGCGGTCATTATTTGCAAAATGTTGTTGAACGCGATTTTGACACACATAAAAAAGAATTATTTGATATTATGACAGGAAATATTAGTGAACTAAATGACCCTGCAAATTTCAATAACCGAAACAATAATTATCCAAACGCATTTAATATAAATGGAACTAATCCTGATATAAGCGGTATTGAACCATCTATAAGAGAATATACTTTATATATACCAATTAACAGCTGGTTCACAATGTCCTCTTTTATGGCGTTTCCCTTAATATGTTTACAATATAGTAATTTAGTTATTGATTTTACACTACGTCCATTATTTGAATTATTTACTATTAAAGATGTATTATATGATATAAGTGTAAATACTTATAAAATAGCTAATTATAATAATATTCCTCAAATACAACCTATTCAAACAACAACAGAATATCAATTTAATAGATTTATAAATCCACCACCATATACTGATTTATCTGGAGACAGTTATATTAATTTAACAAGTAGAATAAATAGTAATATACATTTATTATGCACTCAATGTTTTCTTGATAATGCTGAACGAGAAATGTTTGCCAAAAATAGTCAAAATTATTTGATTAAGGAAGTAAAAGAATATAGTTTTATAAAAGTTATTAAGACTAATAAAATTAAATTAGAATCAAATGGATTAATTAGTAGTTGGATATGGTATTTTCAAAGAAGTGATGTTAAGGATCGCAATGAGTGGTCTAATTATACTAACTGGCCTTATGACAATAGTATTCCAAATGATTTACAAAAAATCAAGATTGATTCTAAATATCAATATTATAGTCCACATTTTACTTATAGTAGTGATATTTCAAAAAATATTTATTATACAGGATATGTTCCTAGTGTTTATGAACAAACTAATTTTTGTGAAATTATGAAAAATTTTGGCATAATATGCGATGGTAAATATAGAGAGCAAACATTTGATAGCACTGTATTTAGCAAAATAGAAAAATACAATAAGTCTAATGGTTCCAATTCAAAAGTTGGTTTATATTATTATAATTTTGCGTTAACAACTGACCCTTTTAAACTGCAACCAAATGGTGCGTTTAATACAAATAGATTTAAAACAATCGAATTTGAATATAATAATTATGCTAATCCACCAATTGACTCTAGTAATGTAGAATTTACAACAATATGCGACCCTGAAACAGGAGCAATAATAGCAACATCAAAAGACCCAACAAATATTTATAAATATTATTATAATTTGTATGTAATTGAAGAAAAATACAACATATTGTTTTTTCAAAATGGTTTTGGTGGACTCTTATATTCTAGTTAATAGTTATAGCTTATACTAATTTAATTTTTGGAACTTTTCGTGTTCCACTATTTTTTGCTTTAAGTGCTAATTTTAGTGCCGTTGAATTTGCTGTACAACCACGTTCCAATATTTTATAATCTATTGCTGATGCTTTGCCTCCACTAATAGCACTTGCTAAACGCGCATAGCCCCAACTATGTGCGCTTTGATTTGGACGTGACCCAGAAGAATAATATGCGCCGCGACCTTTTTTAACAATTTGTAATAAGGCATTTTTAGAACAACCTGTTGCATTTACTAACTCCGAATTTATTGTTATATTTTTAAGTTTATACAACTTTTGCGCTTTTGCTATATGAGCCGATTTTTTGGATTTATATGAGTCAACGTTTTTTCGTGTTAAATAGCGCTTCTTTTTATATGCATTACGTGAGGCTTTTAATTGTTTAATTTGTAGTTTTTTATCTTTCAAACTAAGACGACGAGGTAAGTATTTAATAGGTATATTTATCATTTTTTATATAATAAATATTATACTATAATACTATAATATTTATTATATATAAAAATATTATAATATGAATAAAAGTATGAATAAAAGTATGAAAGAAAAAATCATAAAATTTGAAAAAGGACCACCTGGAAAAAAATACACAGCATACATCCAAAATAAGACAACCCAAAAAATACGCAAAATACATTTTGGAGCATCAGATTATCAACAATATAAAGATAGAACTCCGCTAAAATATTATTCACATAAAAATCATAATGATAGAAAACGAATGCGCAATTATTTTAATAGACATTCTGGAACCAAAAAAAGAGGTGAAGCAATTAGTTTAGAAAAGAAAAAATCACAAGGCTATTATAATGCTAAAATATTGAGCCATGTATATTTATGGTGAAATTATTAACCTATTGAAAATGTATAATTGATACAAGCTAGCAAACCATTTTAACATAACTATTTTAGTTAAATAGTTATTTAATATTTAAATAGAAATAGTAAATAGAAATAATAAGCAATCTAAAATAGAAAATATAATAATAGCTATGTTTTTAACCAGGAGTATTAGTAATAGTATAAGTCGCATTCATTCCATAATTTGGACCCCAAGTAAGAAATATTGCATCTGGTATACGTTGATTTATCTGACCACTGAATTCAGCTCTTGCTATTCCATAATTTGGTATACTATATACTCCATTGCCGCTTATTATATAGCAATTAGCTAGATTACTATATGCTCTATATATATTTATAGTAAAAACACTAGTAATATCCGGCGCTGGAAATACGGTAATTCTACCATCGACGTAATATATCCATTGAGAGTTCGATGCAGGTGTAGTATGCACAATATGAGTAGAATTAGGTTGGTTAATGTCATACGGTATGCCTAATGTCTTATATTTAAGAAAGATCTCATTTAAATTATAAGTTCCGGTAAGTACAAACTTTAAATTTATTTTTACACTATCATTATTAACAATATCAATTGGTATAGTTAACCAAGTTTCTCCTGGTGGTATACTTACAGTAACTAAAGGAGAAGGGCGCGTAGTTAATACATAATTAGTATAACCAGCAATAATAGCATTAAAAGTAGACAGGTTGATTGAGTTAACACTGACACTCTTTGCATATCGAATGATAACAATACCAGAACCACCAGCACCACCGCCGCTGCCAGTAGGCTCGGAGGGCTGTCCGCCGCCCCCTCCGCCACTATTAGTAGCACCATTACCACCATAAATAGGGGTGTTACTATTACCTATTCCATTTCCACTTAAATTTAATGAGAAGGCGCCACCGACACCACCAGAACCACCAATCCCCGCCCCCCCGCCACCACCGCCACCTTGGCCGCCATTGCCGCCTGCGAGGGCGTTGCCGACACCCCCACCGCCACCGCCTCCCCAGCAATAATTTGGTCCAAGGATACTATTGAAGACACCATTACCACCATTCTTCAAGAGCCCTGGACCGCCAGCACCACCACCCCCTCCACCTTGTGCTGATGACGCATTGCCACCAGCGTTACCGTAAATAGAACCACTATTAGGAACACCATTATTAGAACCAAGAATATTATCAATACTAGCTCCACCTATACCAGCATTTGCACCACCACCCCCACCAGACCCTCCTGAATTTCCATTAATATGTACGATTCTACCACCACCACCACCACCTTTTGCTGTGGCTCCAAAAACAGAGCTATCTGCACCATTATTACCTTGAACGTTGAATACACCTAAAGCACCACCACCACCAACAACAACAGCATATGACATGTCTTTGGATACACTAACAGCAGGTAAATATATAACCCCACCACCACCACCTCCTCCCGTTCCACCACCACCCCCACCACCAACAATCAATGCTTCAACTATTCCAACAATTGTTGGTGCAGTAAAGGTTCCTGATGCTAAGAATATATGGATAAAATAGTTGCCATAACTCGTAATAGTTCCTCCTAAACCCGGTTGGATTGGTATATTTCCATTTGAAGGTATATTAATGTTACTAGCATCAATAGTCTGTGCATAAATAGCGCTAACATCAAGTATGTCAGCAGTTATGCGACCTCTACTAATATCTAGTGTAGAACTTATATCAATGTTATTAGCAATAATGCGACCTCTGCTAATAGTTAAAGTAGAACTTATATCAATAGAACTAACACTTATATCATTTATATAAGCATTGCCCCAACGTTTACTAGAAAGACCGATACTTCCTTTATTAGGAAGGAGCGGATTTAAATTAACACTTATATCAATACAAGAAACACTTATATCATTTATATATGCGTTTCCCCACGGTCTATTAACAAGACCAATGGTTCCTTTATTAGGAAGGAGCGGATTTAAATTAAGACTTATATCAATAGACGCAACGCTTGCATCATTTATATAAGCATTGCCCCAACGTCTATTAACAAGACCAATAGTTCCTTTATTGGGAACTAGCGGATTTAAATTAGTACTTACATCAATAGAACTAACGCTTATATCGTTTATATATGCGTTTCCCCATGCTCTATTAACAAGACCAATGGTTCCTTTATTAGGAAGGAGCGGATTTAAATTGGTGCTTATATCAATATTTATAGCACTTATATCATTTATATATGCGTTTCCCCAGCGTTTATTAGAAAGACCAATAGTTCCTTTATTAGGAACTAGTGGATTTAAATTAACGCTTATGTCAATTGAACTAACGCTTACATCATTTATATACGCGTTTCCCCATGCTCTATTAACAAGACCAATGGTTCCTTTATTAGGAACTAGTGGATTTAAATTGGTGCTTATATCAATATTTATAGCACTTATATCATTTATATATGCGTTTCCCCAGCGTTTATTAGAAAGACCAATAGTTCCTTTATTAGGAAGGAGCGGATTTAAATTAGTGCTTATATCAATAGAACTAACACTTGCATCAATTATATAAGCATTACCCCATGCTCTATTAACAAGACCAATAGTTCCTTTATTGGGAACTAGTGGATTTAAATTAAGGCTTATATCAATACTAGAAACGCTTACATCATTTATATATGCGTTTCCCCATGCTCTATTAACAAGACCAATAGTTCCTTTATTGGGAACTAGTGGATTTAAATTGGTGCTTATATCAATAGACGCAACGCTTGCATCAATTATATAAGCATTACCCCATGCTCTATTAACAAGACCAATAGTTCCTTTATTGGGAAGGAGTGGATTTAAATTAAGACTTACATCAATACTAGAAACACTTACATCATTTATATAAGCATTGTTCCATGTAGCTCCAACTTCACCTATAGATGGTACTATAGATGAACCGCTAATGGTAGTTGGTATAATGTTAGAACTATATATAGTATTAATATGACCAATCGCCCATCTACTGTTAGTTAGACCAATATATCCATTTCCATTATTAGTAGGATAAATATTACTTGTAGTTATAGTTGTAATATGGCCTTCGCCCCATGCTTTACCAGAAATTCCCAGACTTCCCGAGTTAGCAACTAATGGATTTAAATTGAAGGTTACATCAATAGACGACACACTTATATCTTTTATATGCGCATTGCCCCATTCTTTATTGGGAAGACCGATGCTTCCTTTATTAGGAACTAATGGATTTAAATTAGTGCTTACATCAATAGATGAAACACTAATATCTTTTATATGCGCATTGCCCCATTGTATATTAGGAAGACCGATGGTTCCCAAGTTAGGAAGGAGCGGATTTAAATTGGTACTTACACTAATATTACTTGCACTTATATCGCGTATATAAGCATTTCCCCAATAGTTAGTAACACTTCCTAGTTTTCGCTCAGGATTAATGTTAGGGTTAAAAAAATAAGGAATTATATCACTAGTAACTTCTAGTAAATTAATAGTAGAAGTTCCACCACCACTACCACCAGTACTAACAGGAGGATAAGGCAGACCGTTTATTGAATTAACGTTCAAATTATATACAAACATAGCACTCCATTTATTTGTTAAAGAACCTAAATTAGAGAAGCCATCAGACAAAGGTACTATATTACCACTTATAGTCATATTAGTCGTGTTTACATCATTTATATAAGCATTACCCCATGGTCTACTACTAAGACCTAATGTTCCTGAGTTAGGAACTAGCGGATTTAAATTAGTGGTAACATCAATAGATGTTACACTTATATCATTTATATGCGCATTGCCCCAACGTTTACTAGAAAGACCGATATTTCCTTTATTATGAACTAGTGGATTTAAATTAACACTGATATCAATATTAGAAACACTTATATCATTTATATATGCATTACCCCATAGTTTATCAGGAAGACCTAATGTTCCTTTATTAGGAACTAGCGGATTTAAATTAACGCTTATATCAATTGAACTAACGCTTACATCATTTATATATGCGTTTCCCCAACGTCTATTAACAAGACCAATAGTTCCCTGATTAGGAACTAATGGATTTAAATTTGAGCTTACATCAATCGAATCAACACTTAAATCGCGTATATATGCGTTACCCCATTGTCTATTAGCAAGACCAATGCTTCCTGTTAAAGGTACTAAAGGATTTAAATTAATACTTACATCTATTGAACTAACGCTAAGGCTGCTTGAAGTAATATTTCCACTTATACTAATATTTCCACCTGAAGTAATATTTCCACTTATACTAATATTTCCGCTTGAACTAATATTTCCACTTGAAGTAATAGCTCCACTTGTGCTAATATTTCCACTTGTGCTAATAGCTCCACTTGAACTAATATCTCCAGTTGAACTAATAGCTCCAATTAAAATAGTTCCACTTATACATGTATCTCCTAAAACATGCAAACTATAAACACTACTTGGATCTAAACCAATACCCATTTTATTATTTACTCTGACATGTTTGTTACGAGCTTGTAATATAATATTAGAACAACTATCAATAATCATATTTTCACTTGACAAATTTTGTAAATATGTTGCTGGTATGTTATATCTTATTGGAATTTGCGTACCCGTTATAAATTTATTTAATAATGGATAAACATCAGGTATATCAATAAATGATGATGTAGACATTTTAATATAGCAAAATATAATTTTACTCATATTAAAACATAATAGTTTTAATATCTAAGCCTTAAATAATTAGAAGCATCAACGTAAATCTCTCCACTAATTAATTGATAAATAAGCGGAATAGCTCCAGCAAGAGGCAACTTACTTATATCACTTATAATAAGTCGGGGCGTTCTAATATATTGAGGGTTATTAGTAGCAAAATTGCTAATATCAATAGCGTATTCTGGAGCCAAAGTATTTATCCCTATTCTGTTAGCAGATGTATCTATACATATACATTGTTCCATAGAATTATTGCTTATGTCTGCTTGTACATATGAAAAAGCTCCTACAAGTGTATTAATAGAATCGTCTGACATATTATCTAAAATATATAAATAGCTTTTATATACATATTTTTCTTAATAATTAGTAAAAATACTATAAAATATAAAATATAAAATATAAAATATAAAATATTTTAAAATGCTCTTTCAATAGTGGTAATTCTGTTTTCTAAAATACTTATTTTATTAATTAATTCTTGTATTTGAATATTTTGTTTGTTTATGATATTAATTAAATCATAATTTGTTGTTGCATTGTTTGTTATTTCGGCAAAATTTAATACATTTTTAATAGTTTCAACATTATTATCTAATTCTTTCAAAGCTGCTAAACAATATATAAAAATAGAATTATAATTTAAACTATATGGAGTTTGTTCATTGCCGCTAATTACACTAAATTTAAGTTCTTCAATTTGTTCAACATCTTGGGCTATTAAACCTGCTTCTATTATATATGGCTCATTTAGTCGTCCTCTATAATGTAGTTCTTTAAAATTGCTTGTTTTCTGGTATATTTGAGGTTTTAATTGTCTAATTGCTAATAAAGCATTAACAATATTTTGTTCATTATGTTTCAATCTATCATCAGAACGAAGCGTAATATAACCTGTTCCTACACTAGAACCTACTATTGTTGTTCCTGTTCCTCTAATATTTAGAGAACCGTCTATCCATATATTTCCACTTGTATTTATTGAAATATCACCACCACTTATAGAAGGATAAATAACACGTACATATAAGTTTGGTGAATTTAAAGACCCATCAATTCTTACATTTCCATTAATGCTTATATCGTTATTTAAAATTGGTCTAATAGATTTTACATATAAATTAGTATTACAACTTATATCCATAGAAATTAAATTAGTAAAACTTCCACTAATACAGTTTAAAAATGACGTGCTTATATCTTGACATCTTACTGAAGTAGAATCACTAGTGGTACATTTACTATTAATAGTAGTAATTCCACTATTATCAATAGTGGTATTAGCAGTTCTAAAAATAGAACTATTTATTGTACCGCTAACATCTATTTCATAAAAAGGAGAACTTACATTTACTCCAATTCTACTATTTTTTGTATCAATACAAACTACTTTGTCTGTTGGACTAATAATATTATCAACTAAAGCACTAACACTTGTTGCTATTTTATTTTGTGCCGCCATGCTATTTAATTATATTTGAGATAATTAAATAACATATTAAACATTATTAAAAACTATTAAAAACTATTAAAAATAAAACTATTAACTATTAAAAACCAAATTTTTGTTCTAATGTTTTGTTTGTTTTATTTGAATAAATTGGGTGTTGAATAGGTTTATGCATTGAACTTGCATCTTCTTTATATTTTAAATATGAAACGGCTTCATTATAAACACTTGGAATACAGTAATTCAAAACATGACTATTTAATTCTTCTATTTGTTTTTCTATATTTGTGTCTAAATTTTTTGAATATTGTAAATACATAGATCTCATAACTAATACCACCTGATCTTCTGCTTGTTTATCTATTAATATACGTTGATTTGATTTATCATACACTCCTTTACGAATGCTATTTTGTATTAACTCTATATTTTTTTTGGAAAAATAGTTTGTTGACAACTGCGACCTTTCAAAATTACCAGCTAATACATTTTGATAATTAGTATTTGTATTTATAGGAATTTTATCCATCATAGAAAATTGAGTAGCTATATTAGGTCCCATTATATTTACTTTTCCATTGTATTGGTTCATAATAGACTATTTTAAATAATAAAATATTTTATTTCTAATAATTTTTTCTATTATATTATATTATTATTTACGTTAAATTCATTTATTTTAATATAATTTATATAATTAAAATAATTTATATTAAAATAATTAAATTAATATAATAATAATATAAATATGTTAACAACTTTCAATAAAAGTGTACTGTTTATTTCTACAATATTATTAATAATAGGATTAATTGTTGTTGCAAATTTTATAATGTCAAATAAATTAACTGAAGTATATCCACCAGTTGTAAGTGATTGCCCTGATTATTGGGATGTAGATTATGATAATCAAGGAAAAAAACACTGTAAAAATAATACATATATAAATGATGGCCATTCAACAACAACTTGTCGCTCATATCCACATGCACTATTTTCTGCAAACGGTTCTTCACCAGATGATGTAATTTGTGAAAAGTCTAAATGGGCAAAAGGTTGCAATATACACTGGGATGGAATTACAAATAATCCCAAAGCATGTGTAAATACTTCTATATAGTTTTAATAACTATACTAACTATAATAACTATATAAAATTTTATATTTACAATATATATAACTATAAAATATATGGTAAATTATGAAGTTAACTATTTTGACATTCGTGAAAGCGACGGTACAACTGATATAAGTCAACTATATGTTCCAGCTCTTAAAGAAAATGTTCCTTGGGGTATTCATTCAACATATATTTATAAAGAAACTACTTTAGCGCCTCAATTTAATAGCGGTATTAATAAACATTTAGTTATTGAAAACAAAACTTTGACTGGTAATATTATTTTAAAAACACATACATCTGGAAGAACTATTATACAAGATAAATTAGATGTTAAAGAACTAAGGTTTAATAATGTGGTGACTAATATTGCTACAACTGATTTTTCCCCATTTATGTATAATATTGGAAGTACTATTTATATAAATGGAGGATTAACAGTCAGTGGTGGAAATTTTAATTTGTTTAAAGGAGTAGCCGGAGAAACTAGTGAATTGAATGAGCCGAGAATAAATAATCCTACAATAAATAATGGGTTATTTATTAGTGGTGAAATAATTGGTGCGCAAATTAGAAACTCAACAATAAGTGGTGATTCTATTATTAATAATTCTATAACAACAAGTAAAATTCTTGATTTTAATATTACAGAAAGTAAACTTGCTACTAATTCAGTGTCTACTATTAAAATAGCAGACAATGCAATAACAAATAGTAAAATAGCCAATAATATTATTGGTAATACTAAATATGGTCCTAAAAGTATTACATATGATAAAATTGCCGACGGCACTATTAGTAATGCTAACTATGGTTTAGCAAGCATTACATATGATAAAATTGCTAATGCTACTATTAGAGGAGAAAATATTGCTCTTGCTACTATTTCAGGAGAAAATATTGCTCTTGCTTCTATTACAGGAGCAAATATTGATATTGCTACTATTAGTATAACAGGAACAAATATTGTTAATAATTCAATTAATTCAGAGCATATAATTGATGGTTCTATTTTAGGAACAGATATTTGTAATCTTACTATTACAGAAAGCAAACTTGCACCTAATTCAGTTAGTACTGTTAAAATAGTAGACAATGCAATAACGAATGCTAAAATACAAGACAATACTATATCCGGGTCTAAGATTACCGACAATACTATTAATAATTCTAAAATACAAGACAATACAATAACTAATGCTAAAATTTTTCCTGCTACTATTACAGGAACTAGCATTGCTATTAATTCAATTAATTCAGGGCATATAATTGACGGTTCTATTTTAGGAACAGATATTTGTAATCTTACTATTACAGAAAACAAACTTGCATCTAATTCAGTTAGTAGTGTTAAAATAGTAGACAATGCAATAACGAATGCTAAAATAGTAGACAATAATATATCAGGGTCTAAGATTGCTGACGGTACTATTAATAATTCTAAAATGCAAGACAATACAATTAATAATTCTAAAATACAAGACAATACAATTAATAATTCTAAACTGCAAGACAACACAATAACTAATACTAAAATACAAGACAATACAATTAATAATTCTAAACTACAAGACAATACAATAACTAATATTAAAATACAAGACAATACAATAACTACTAATAAAATAGCAGATGCTAATGTTACATATGCTAAATTAAATAGTAATATAACAACTGTTATAGACGCAAAAGCACCTATTGCAAATCCAACATTTACAGGAAATGTTACAGCAAACAATATTAAAATAAATGAACAAAATTCACTAGAATTTGGTGTAGGCATTGCTAAAGCAACAAACGCAGGAAAGATTGGTTATAATTTAGGTAATTGGTATGGAGCTCTTGATATATATGGAGCTTCTCCAATTGCTTTTGGTAATGTAGAATTACCAAGACTAGTTAGAATTTGGAATAGTTTATATCTTCAAGGGGGCGAAAGCGGCGCATTTAACTCTCCAGGCAGTGGTCTTGTTGTTTGCTCAACTCAAGGAACTAACGGTGAATATGTGACAAATATGAAACCGCTTGGTAACACATATATAGAAATGGCTAGATATCATTTTAATTATATCACCAATCAAGTATCGGTTATAGCTGCAATTGGCTTTAACTATTTTAATAGTGATATAAGACAAAAAACTAATATTGCAGAACCGCTAATAAACAATGCTTGTGAATATATTAAAAAGATAGAATTTAAAAGCTTTAACTGGAAAGAAAATGTTGATATAAATAAAACAAAATGTGAATTAGGTGTTATAGCACAACAATTGGAAAGTGTTTACCCAAAATTTATAAATATAAATTACGACGAACAAGAGCCTAAAGATGAGACAAAACATAAATCTATAAATACAAATGTATTTTCTACTTTTATGATGAAAGGTATTCAAGAATTAATTTTAGAAAATATAGAATTGAAAAAGGAGAATGAATTAATGAAAAAAGATATTGAATTAATAAAACAACATTTGGGGCTTTAATCACAAATAATTGTGTTACATTTTATTTAATGTAATTTTATTTTATTTTATTTTATTTAATAAAATTACATTTTATTTTACTAGTTTTTATATTAATTAAATATAGAAACTAGTTGGTTGTTATGTCAATAACAAATAAATTAGTAGCAAATATAAAACAAACACAAGTTGATATAAATAAGTTTACAGACACAAATAATGTTATATGTATTGATACATCTAATAATCGTATTGGTATAAATACTAAAACTCCACGCTATTCTATTGATATATGTGGCACTAATAATAAAATTTTTGTAAGTAATTTAGAAGTGGCACAAAATGCTAGTATTTTTTCTATAAGCGGTACTATTATAAATTGTGTTGATGGCAGCTTTACACGCAATTTAGACACAAGCTTTATTAATTTCAAAACTATTAGTGGGTCATTAATAAGAGCAACAACTATTTTAGGAATTTGCGGCGCAATAGTAGATTTAAGTGGTCATAATATTAAACTTAGTAATGAGCTGATAGCAGTTTCTATTAGCGCTGATACTATTAAGGCAAACAGTGTAAGTACTAATATTTATAATGTTGAAACAGGTTCTTTTAATATTATTAATGTTACAAGAACTAATACAACTACTACTATTACTGGAGGAACTATAGTAGCGGTTAGTATTGTTGCAAATACTATAGATTGTAGTACTTTAACTGCAAACTTTATACAAAGTAATAGAATAAACTGTGTGCAAACACTTTCGGCAGGAACTGTAAGCACAAATAATTTGATGTCAGCTTCAGGACAGTTTTTTTTTAAACCTTCTGGTGAGTTATATGTTTTAGCTACTGAATTAGGAGACCAGAATATAGCTAATATACAAACTTTAATAAGTGGCGAAATAGCTCGTCAATCAAATACTGAAGTTCGGACATCCCTTATTGTAGCTAACAAAGGGCTCATTGACGATTGTTGTATAAATACTTTAAGAGTCACAACCTCTATTAATATTAATGGTCATTTAATACTACCACAACAAACTTCAGGAACTTCATATAATGGTTATTATGGAAGTTTAGCAATTAAGCAATTTGGTTTAATAAATAGTTTAACCTTATATAATAGTAATTCAAAATGGTCTAATATTTTTAGTGCAACGCATTATGCCACACTTGATTTAAGTGGTACTTCTAAAAACAATATAGCAACTTACATAATAGATTCCGGCGAAAGTTCTATTTTACCTAATTATAGATATATTCCAATAAAATTTAAAACTATAAATAATAATGCAGCAAAAACACAGTTATTTTCCATTAATAGTTCAAACAAATACATAGAAATAAGTAACACTGATTTGAGTTCAGGAATTTACGAAATAAATGCTAGTGTTACATTAAGTTATAATAATACTATAAGTGGTGACGTTGAGCCAAATGATTTTACATTTGGATTATATGATAATATAATTTTAGATTCTACTGATGCTAATATTAGTAATACTATTGAGATTTCTTATAACTATGTAAAAAATAAAAATCTTATATTGGCATTTGATAATAGTTATAATTATTCTAGTGTATCATTAAATTATATTGGTCCTTTATATTATACTCCTAATTATAGTGTTAATAATACAAGAGGACTTTGTTATTTGGTAAGCTCACAAAAAGATATTTCTAATTTTAATGTAGAATATTTTAGTTCAACTATTAAACTCCTAAATTATGACACATAAACATAATTTTTTGTAATTTTCATAATTTTTTATAATTTTTTATAATTATTTTAGTTTTAAAGTAATTATAAAATTTATTATTTATTAATGACGACGTCTTGACCGTCTTGAACGTCTTGACCGTTTTGATTTTCTTGATTTTCTGGGTCTTCTTGACCGTTTTGACCGTCTTGATCTTCTTCTGCGATAACCACCATCTGGTGGTTTAGACACTCTTTGAAAAAATATATCAAATGATTCATCACTTTCTTCTCTTGGAACTTGGCTTGTTCGTTCTGCCTCTTGCCCTGAAATGTCATGTCGCAGTAAACCTTCAACAGCGAAACCAGGTTCTGCTGCTTCATAATTCACTCTTATTTGCTCTTTTACACTATCATC